CCCGCCGCGGGGTCGCTGTTTATATCCGCATAAACAAAGCTTGCGAGTGGGTCTATCACTACAAGTGCAAGGTCTTTTATTTTCTTTATCTGCGAGCAAATCTCTTCCCATTGTTCTGTTATTGCTGGCCCATCCCTGGTAGTAGTAACAATTGGTTTAACACCACCGTAGTTTGGAAAAGGCAAGACTTTTAAATCATGTTCTGACTTAGTGAATCTTTTACCTTGATGATCTATTAAGTCAATACGTCTATGTATTTCATCAGCTTCGTCTTCCGCTGTCAATATCACACAGGATCCATTTTGCAATAAATCTGCATCAAATGCCCTGTCATAGCCGGTAGTACCATACGCTAGTTTTAAACCCAGGTCGAGCGTTAACATACCTTTACCGGTGTCGCCAGAAGCCGCAATGATTCCGGCAACACCACGGGGTAGCGTATCATCCAGAAGGTATTCGTATTGAGGTGCTTTACCTTTTTTATAATGCGAAACTGATAGACTATCATCCAAAAGATTGATAATCTTTACATCCGTGTCACGTTTATAAAGGTAAGATTCAATATCAAACCCTTCAGTGAGAGCGTCAGCAGAGTCCCATCCTTTTGGTTTACCATTTACAGGTTGTAGTACACGAACACTTTTGCAAATAGTAACTAGGTGAGACGCTGCTGCTGTCCCATATTTCAAACCAGACTCATCATTGTCTGGCCATATGATAACGCTACGCCCCTCTAAGGGTGACCAGTCGGTCTTGGATACAGGGGCATTTGATCCAGCCATAGCTGTAGTAGCTGTAATACCAACTTCTCGTAGAGCGTCTACACACTTTTCCCCCTCAACCAATATAATATTGGTATCAACATCACATTTATCAATGTTCTCTTGATTATAGAGTGGACGAACTTGTGGAAACTTTTTCTCTCCAGACGGAAGCACAGGATAAAATGTCTTATCTCCTCCCTTAAATTCTTTACGAACAACTGTACACAGGAGTTCATTGTTTTTATCTTTGTAAATATATTGAATTGTATTAAGTACCTCGCGCGCAGCCTTCGCTACGCTCGGCGCGTGCAGAGGCGTGTTCTTCAACGGTACTCTTACACTTATAAAATCAGATATTTCTTCTACTGCTTCAGCAAAAGAACATCCATGTTGATGTTGCCATAGATCAATAAAGTCACCAAACATTCTAGAGCCATTAAACTCACCACCTAGACCTGGTGTCTCTCTGTTAAGACTAAATGAACATGAGTCACCAAAAGACCCATCCAAATCACCACAGACAAACTCAGACCCTCTTACGCGTCCTTGTGGTAATAAATGTTGCAGTATATGAGAAAGTCTTGGGAAGCATTCGTCTTTAAATCGATTAAGATCAAAGTCTTTTTTCTCCTTCATGGAGTTTATACTATTAAAATTAACGGTCATGCTCTGTCTCCCAACAGTGATTCTGAAAATCACAAAACTTACACAAGTAATGATCAGGCTCTTGTGCTATGCGTGGCAACCTTTCCTTCGCTTCTACAGCTTTAATGACTAATACAGCCTTGTCAATACATCTTTGTGCTAATTCAGAATCAAAAGGTACTAGCTCATGATACAACTCTTGTGTATTTTTATTAACAACCGAGAAGACAGCAGGGTTTTCTGTTAAGTTCATGTAGTATTGATACACGGCTATTTGCGAACTGTATGTTACATTATGTTGCGCAACACCCTTTGATTTAAATGCTTTGAAGTTTCTATCGTTAGCACTTTTACATTCCCATAGAGCAGGATAACCCATGTCTACTTGCCCATGCATTATAATGCCATCAACATGTCCTTTTATGTTTCCATTAGCTGCCTCAAAAGCAAATTGTTGTCCTCTTCTGTCTCTAGTTTTAATACCAAAGCCACCTTTCTTTAACCATAATATAAGCATGTCTTCATAAGTATGACCTGCTTGAAATATTCGTAACGTGTCACCGGTTAAAGGTTTTTGTTTGTCTCTGGGTGTAGCCTCTAAATGATATTGAAGTTTGCGTGTACATGGTGTTCCTATATTAGAGCCACCTATGTAGCCTCTTACGGGTTGTTTTCTTTCTTCGTTTTCTAAAGCTTCGTTTATGTGGCTGTTGAATCTATCTGAAACATCGCCGGTATTCGGTACTGGATTAAAGTTCCAAGGCATATCTCTCTCCTACCAAGGTATATCGTCATCAAATGGTACATTATACTTTTTATCTTTAGGAGGTGGGTCTTCTTCAGGTTGTTGTGATTTTTCATATTTATTGACAAACCAATCGTCTAAATATTCTTTATTTACATGAGCGAAGGATGAACTTTCATAGCTTTGATATATCATATGAAAATTATATATAAGATTATAAAATTCATCTTTTGTTAAATCTTTAAAACTTTTTGACCATCCAACATTATCAACAAAAGACGCTACGTCTTTCATGCAACTTTCTAGGGTTAAGGAAATGTGATCTGCATCGTTTTCTTTATAGTCATACATATTTAATTTATCCTTCTGTAAGCATAAGGCACTACAAAACCAGATCGTTGTTTTCTTAAAAGGATCAATCTTACCATAATGGTGAAAACCAATTTTTAAACAAACTTGACAACTCCTGTAACCCCTACTTGTTGTGTTAATTTTTTTTAAAGAAGCCGCCAATGTTTCTCGACGGCTCCCTTGTTGAAAGAAATCAGACTGCGACATCAGCCTCTCTTCTCAGTATCTGTCCTACATACTGAGGAGAAACATCAAGTTCACGAGCTATCTCTGCGTTCTTTACCCCATCCTTTTTCAAAGAAATAATTTTCTCTGGTAGATCGCTATGTTTTTTACGACCTCTTGCCTCATTAAATAGTTTAGAGTCAGCCTCTAAATCACTTAACAAAACATCATGGACCTCGATAAGTTGGCGAATAGCTCTGCCTATTTTTGTGAGATCATTTTTTTTCATAGTTGCCTCTATTGATTTAACCAATCTGGTCTCTCTGTTTGTAACACTTCTGGATTAGGAGTTTGCGCAGGCGCCGCTGCCGCGGGCGCTTCTGGCGCTTTATCCGTATCAGGTGAAAAAGCTGGTGTACCTATAGGTGCCGCCGGAGCCGCATTATTAAGTCCATACACAGCCGCATGCTTGTAATATTCATCACCATTCTTCGCTGTTAAAGCGTAGCTGATTTGATTACTATCAGGCCATTTATCACCACTGCCATCGTTCTTGGCGTTACCTGCTTGTATTTTTACAGCACCAACAAATTGTAGACCATGTAAAAATCCCCAGTCTTTATGAGCTGACATATCACGTTTTGCTGCTGCTTCTGGCGAATCATCATTAGGATTAATACCTAAAGCAGACTCTATAATAGATCTTAGCAACTTCATTGTAATATTTTTAGCCGGGTTATCAGGGTTAGGTGTATAGACAGTTAGGTTTTGGAAAAATCTTCTACCCTGCATGTCACCATTTAATAACTCAATATTTAAAACTAAATACTGCGTCTTACCATCACGTTGAGATAAATTAAGATAAGGTTGTCCCTCAACAATTCTTTCAGGTTTATCACCCTCTCTTGGATCAATGAGGTGTATTTTCATTGCTCCAATTGTTTTGTCAGGAATAAGCTCAAGTTTCTTTTGAACATTATCTTGCTCTGCTTCATTAAAATTCATAACCATTATTTATCTCCTTTAAGTTTTTTCTGTGTTATTTTATTAAGTAAATTACCTAGATGTGGCTCTTCAATTTGATTTAGAAGACCAGACCTATCCTTACATGGATAATCCCAAGGATTATCTGTCTGGCATACAAACATTCTTTGTTTGCTGGTAGGTTTTTCTGGATCGAGATTGTTGATCGGTTTCCAAACGTAACTAATCATTTCATCTACAATACCAGGTATCGCTAACTTAGCCCCAGAACCATCCATTTGAATTTGATATGAATCTTTCTGCGTAACGTCATCTTTATAAGTATCCAACAGACCTACAAATATAACATTTTTATTTTTTATATGTTGTAGATGTGTTGCCCACTGAACAAGTTCCGTTTTAAGTTTGCCATATATTTTAAGTGTATTAGGTAAACCACCCTTAGTTTCTGCATCAGGCTGTTGCTCACACCAAGAAAAACATAATCTTGATGCTACACTTATCGAATCAACAAATAAATTATCATAAGTACTATTGATGTCTTTAAGGTTAGGAAACCTTTTCAGAGCATTGTCATAGTGTACTTGGCCATATGATAAGTTTTCGCTGGTGATAGACATGTTAGGACCACCCAACAACACAGCAATGTCTTTACAGTCTTGCCATGTTTCTGTCTCTAAAGTCACACCTTTAAAATTCCTAACCGATAAATCACCCGCTTCAATATTAACGAAAAGAGTTTTTTCTTGATCAAGAGTTAAAAGTTGTGAAGTTTTACCAATACCAGATTCTCCAAGCAACATAAGCTTGGCGCCAAAATCTGATCCTAGTCGTTCTTCTGCTGATATAATTTTCATTATTTATCTCCCATAGAAAATTTTACTTTATATGTAGGGCTACTAGGCTCTACTGTTCGCGCTTTTTGTAAAGTCTTTTTTATATCAGGGGGAGCAGACTTGTACTTCGTCTCGCTCACCGTCCATTTTACTTGAGCATAATGATTCGCAGCTTCTTTGCCGTGAGTCTTTGCTATAGAATCAAGACCTTTAATTAACTTGTCTTGATCCCATGTTATCTTTGGAGTGATGGATGCTTCAACTTTGCATCCTTCGGATATGTCGAAGGTTCTAGTACCTGTATCAACTCCGTCAGATTGCAGCCTTGAAAATAGTCGTTGTCCTAAAGTTTTGTCTAAGACACCCCTGATTTTTTGGCCTTGTTTAGTGATGACTTGCCTCAAGTGAGTACATTGATTCAAGGCATCGAGGGCCTGCTTTTCATTCATGCTAGAAATGTCGAGGTCACTAGCCTCTATTATATTAAGTTCTTTCATTTTATATTCCTTATATCTATGTGTTTCTAAAAAGTGGGCATTCTTTATCCCAACACTTGTATGCCACATGTAAACTGATATGACAAGTAAAAAAACAATTATTTTTAAATTATATTGTAAACCTAAAAAATATCGTTATAGTGTAACGACTTATGGAGATTAATATGTCAAACAAAAAAGAGAAAAATTATTCAACTGCAAGAATTTATATTGAAGATTTAGCACGCCTTAGATTAATTGCTAAGCATACAGGTAAAACACAAATTAGTACTTTACATGATCTTGTAAATGAAAAATGGAACGATGATTTTATGGAAGAAGAAGTTACTGTATCAACTAGTGGTATTGAATCTGTAATGCCTCAACCTAATCTTTAAGTTTGAACAAACGCTGCATCTTTAGGATCTAAAAGACCCATTTCAATTAATGCCATTTCTTCATCAGCTGTTAGATACTGTCTGTCATCATAACTAATAGCTAACTGAGGAAGTATACCACCGCTACCACCCATACCTTTTGCTGATCTGGTTAGTGCATCAATTGCAAAATCCTCTAATCCTAAGTCGGCGTATCTTTGTTCTAAAGCTTCACCAGACGGTGCTGCACCAACAGCATTAGTTAAATCAACTACTGTTTCACCATTTGCTACGGCTTTTTGTGCGGCTAGAGTTAAGTTCTTTGTTAAATCTTCAACAAGTTTTTCACCTGATTGTGGTTCGTATCTATATGTAAGCACTTCACCTTCAGTACCTCTCATAAGATTTAAATCACCGTCATCAGGATTATAAGTAAGTCTATCCATGTAAGTAGAATCTTGTTCTTGATTACCAATACTTACATACATGTCATCTCTGTTACCAATACCAACTTCAATATCGCCTTCAAAAGTTACACCATATGTTTCTGCTATATCATTAGCGATAGGTGTCATAGCGGTTGCAATAGTATTAGCTGTTTCAACATTTTGATCATTTTGTTTATCACCACCCATACCGTAAGAAATAACTTCACCGCTTCCTAAATCTAAATTAGCAATACCTGTTTCATTGGAAGGTTCTTGTTGTCCTTCTAATAATCCTGCTACAAGCGCTGCGCCAGCTAGATAAGGGTTAGCTGCTGCTCCCGGGAAGAAAGCTGCTCCTGCTCCGGCCAGAGTCCCTAAACCAGAACTAAATGATGGATCATCTATAAAGTCTGCTAAGTTTGTAACAGCACTTATACCACCTAATACTTGACCAGGGCTTACTCCAATACCTAAAGCATCTTTGTTGCCCATAAACTCACCAAATTTATTAAAGATATTTCCTGAACCATCTGTAACAAGTTCTTCAGGAGGTAAGTCACTTGCTATTATATTTTGTGCTTGTTTTCCTCCCATCTCAATAAATTCATCTTCGGTCACATATCTACCTAAATCATAACTGTAAGCGTGTTTATCAGGACCTAACAAACCTATACTAGATTCTTGGAATCCTCCCAGTACATATTCTGCGTTGTCCATTGCTGAACCAAAATCGACTAAAGCTGCTCCTGGTTGATTACCTATAGGAACACCACTACTTCCAGCAAAAGTAGAAGAAAGACCACTATCACTTATTAATCTTGTAGATCCTGACAAAAGATCAGTTCCGGTTGAAACTGCATTAGCTAATCCAGATGCACCAGCCAACACTGTTGGAACAAAGTTACCTGCACTGTTTATAGTGCCATATTGACCGCTTGTTTCGTCAAGAACTAAATTATCATCGGATGTAAAAATGTCAGTGTCAGATATTTCGGTTGGTCTTTCTCCTGTGAATGTAGTTTGATTTGCGCCAGTAGGACCTGTTCCTACTCCAGTTTCTACAGTTGATCCACTTACTAAACTGTTATAATCTTCTAAACTAATACTTCCTAAAGCAAGACTATCAATAATATCAAGAGCGTCAGTAGCATTAAAACCAGCATCTCTTAGTTTTTGTAATTTTTCTACTTTATCTGATCCAGAAACATCTTCATCTACCGTTACTCTATTAGTGCCATCAGTAAATATATTGCCTCCGCCGATAAGATTGTCTAGCTCAGTAAAGTCTGAACCACCAATAACATTGTCATCAGGATTTAAATTATCATACAAATCTTCTTCAAATTTTGTTTCAATATTATCTTCAATTATAGGGTCTACTTTAGAATCTATTACACCAGTTAACGTATCGTTGAACTGATTTTGCAAATCTATTTGATTAGCGTCTATTTGTTCTTGAGTATTTTTAGTAGCTTTACGGTCTTTTATTCTATCAATAACAGTTTCACCACCTGTTAAAGCTGCTATACCTTGATCGACAGCAAAACCAACGCCTGCTGCTAAAATAATATTTTTAAGTTGATCAGATGAGCTAGGTCCTTTTGGAGGATTTAAATCAACGTCGCCTCCGCCACCAGGTCCAGGTCCTGTAATAACTCCTCCGCCATTATTATTACCACCGCTGTTGTTTCCACCGCCATCGCTACCGCTACCTCCGCCTATCGGACCGCCGGCTCCGCCGTCGCTACCGCTACCGCCACCAAAGGTTGGGTCACCTAAGTTAGGATTGCCTGAGCCTAGCCCAGGTCGCGCTACGCTTCCTTGGAAAGTTTGATTAAAGGTACCAGTACCAGAACCACCAAAGAATTGATCAGGGTTCATAGTTACATCAAAGATATCAATAGCAGGGTTTTGTACTCTTTGGCCTGTCATAAAATTAGTAGCAGGACGTCTTATAAAACGAGCATCTGTCGCTGTTTGATAAGGGCCGTAGCCACTTGAATATAATCCGCCAATGCCTCTTGTATTATCTGCCATTAACCTTGTCCTCTTGCTCTAAGTAATGCTTGCATAGTTGGATTGTTACCAGCTGCTCCAAGCGCAATATCTCTTTCTACATTAGCAGACATTTGCTGTGCAGGTCCATCTAAAGATATTTGTTGTGGGGTGGGTATAGTTCGTCTTGGCGCTGATACTGAAAATCTCTCTGCATTCTCATCAATAGTCGGACGTCGTGTTACTTTTTCTTCTACCTCTACTTCACTTGTTTCTGGAGGCGTAGCTAAAGATTGACTGGCTGCTTTTACAGTATCTGTTCCTGCATTAAAACCACCTCTAACAGCTCTATTTAAATTTTGAATAAAAACTTCTCTAATTGCTAATCTTGCTTTACCCATTTCTTTTACACTTTGAGGAGGTTTAAGAGCAAACTTCATATAAGGCTTAGATTGTATTGTTCTACTTAAAACAAAAGCTCTTGCTAACTTTGTTAAACCATTCCATGCTTGTCTTCTATTTCCTCCTAAAAAACCACCAGCAACATTTGTTCCAGCTGTGGCTGCTTGTAGGCCAACTGATCTAACTTTATCTCCTCCAGCTTTTGAAGATGCTAAATCAGCTATTTCTCCAAATCTTTTTAAAGCTTCGCTAAAAGTTTTTACCTCTCTACCACCTATAACTGTAGGTTTAAAATTACCAAACAATAAATTAATTTCATCTTCTCCTAATCCTGCAACTTTACCTTCTGAATCTAATAATTTTGCTAGTTTTTTAGGATTTAAAACATCTAAAACATCATCAACGCCAGCGCCTCCACCAACATTTTGAATAAGATCAGCAAGCACCAAGTCAGACGCATCATTTCTAAATTTTATAGCTTCTTGTTTAGTAGGGCCGTCATCTAATTTACTTATATAATTGTCAACATCTTTAAAGTATTGAACTTTTTTACCTGGACTTGCTCCCATAATTTTACGCAAAGCTTGACTTCCTGATTCTTCTGCGGATATTTCAGCAACATCTCCAGATAAACTTCCAAGTGTTTGATCGGTAAATTGTTTAGCATCTTTTAGTGTAGCAATGACATCTTTAATATCTCTACTACCAGTGTTAGGAGTAGATTTTCTAGCAGCAATTTCACTTAAATTTATAGAAATATCATCTATATTATCTTTGCCAATATTTCTACTTAACTCTGAAATAGTTTCTATAAGATCGTCGCCTTGACCTTCAGGAAAAATCATATCAAAAAAACTTTTGTTTTCGAAAGCAGAATCGACAAAACCTCCAGCCGCTGTTCCCTCTTTTGTTCCTTTTGCTACTTTTGGTTTATTTTTAGCTTTATTTATAATTTGACCAAACTTTTTAATATTTAAACCTTTTTCGTCTGTTGATTTTTCTATGGCATCTTGCAGAAATTTTTTCTGAAACATTTCTATAGATCTGTCTTCTAGTTCAGGAAGAGTAATTTCTAAAGAATCACTAAATGCTTGAGCGTTTTCCACTCTTGTATTTTTTCTTTCAATAATATTTTTTATAGCTCTTTCTTTTACATCTACCGGCTGACCAGCAATAATTTTTTCTTCAACTTCTCTTACTAAAGTGTCTCCATCTTTACCTACAGTTTGTGCAATGCTTTCAATCGTTGATCTTTCTCCTTTTGAAAATACAGATCTACCTGTAACTTCTCCAGCTTCATTTAAAATATCAAAACCTGCATCTTTGTTTATTTTGATAGTAGAGTCTGCTTGACCTAAAGCACTTTTTGCCTTTCTTACAGCTGATAAAAATTTAGCCATTTGAGTAGGGTCTTCTATTAAACTTTGAGCTTGTTTTAAAGCAGTTGCATCTCCATTAACGACTGCTCTTACCATTGCTCTTATAGAGGCATCATCCTGATGTTCCATAAAATTTTTATAAATAACTTGAGCTTCATCTAAGTCATCTATGCTTTTTGTCATAATATCTAAAGCTTCTGCAATAGCTTTTGTTTCTGGTGCTGTAGGTTTTTTTGCCATAGAATTTCTTGCGTTTCTAATTCGTGCAGCACTATCAGCGATATCATTATCTAAAGCCCCTCTTAATTTTCCTAAAGAAAATGTAGAGGCTTCGCCTGCTAAAACTCTTTCTGCGTCAAAACTATTTACAAAAGTTCTAACCGCATTAACTTGTCTTAAACTTAATGCTTCTAAAGGTTCATCTTCATCAAGAATAGCCTTAACTATTCCTGATCCATCTCCTTCTATTTTACTGATATCTAGTTTTAATTCGTCTATATGATCTTTTAAAAATCTTTTAAATTCTATAGGTTTAATAAATCTAGGTCCTCTTGGGCCACCTCCTTTTGCCACATTTTGAATATTTAACTCATCTAAGTTAAGTCCTGCTTTATTTAAAGCTTGATTAAATTTCTTTCGATCACCTTTTTTCATTATGTCTAATAATTTTGCATTAGCCGCACCCATATCTAAATCAATAGCTTCGTAAGTATCGTCCATAGTTTTATGAAAAGATCTTTGTATATCACTTAAATCTTTTGCTGCTTGTGCAGGGTCTAATCCTTCGTTACCTACTTTTAATAAAATATTGTCGTAGGCCTGTGTTAAAACATCTTCAACTTCTTTTTGAGCTGCTTTTGTTATATCTTCTCCAAGCTTTAATTCTCCAGCTTGAAATTCTTTTATTACTTTTGCAAGTTCATTAGCATCAACAACTTCCGCACCATTAAAAAGTTCTTCTTGTATTTGTCGTCTTAATACTTGTGCATTTTCATCTAATCTTCCTGGCATAATAGTTTCAAATAATCTTACATTAATTCCTGTTATAGGCCTATCTGCTAAACCTTCGCCAGTAATATCTAATTTATAACCATCATCAACTAATGCTTGTAACTCTGCGGCTGTTTTTTTACCTGCATCACTTGTAGCTCTTCCAAGGAACACATCTTCAGCAAACCCTAATTTATTGGTCTTACCAACTCCGCCGGCTCCTTTAATAAGTCTTCTTGCTGTGTTTAAACCAGCACCTACAACAAACTCTCCCGCAGATGCTAAAACTGCTTCTGTAAGCGCTCTTGATGCAACAGATTTTGCGTCTTCATCAGCAACGCCACGCGCTGCTTGCTGTGCTTCATCAGCTAAACTTCCAATACCTGCTCCTAAACCAGCTAAACCTGAAGCTGCTAAAAGTGGTGCCGAAACTGGGGCTAAACCTATAGCTGCTACTGTTCCTAATACAGCCCCTGCCAA